AATCGTTGATGCTAAAGGCGATTTAATTTCTGCTACTGCAGCAGATACTCCAGCCCGTCTAGCGGTAGGCGCTAATGGCACAGTTCTTACAGCCGATAGCGCAGAAGCAACAGGGCTAAAGTGGGCTTCGCCTTCAGTAGCTCCAAAAGGATATGTTTTATTTAGCACAACAACAATGACTGGCGCTGCCACTATTACAGTTTCAGGGATAAGCGATAAAAGCTCATTATTTATTCTTCTTGAAGGCGTTGGCGCAGGTGTTAGCGAGGATGTTTCGTTAAAAATAAATAACACTAGCGGAGTTTATAAAAACGCAGGTATCAAAATTGAATCAAATGGAGATACGGCAGTTCCATATTTACAATCAGCAGTAAATCTTTTTAGACTATCAAGTAATGGCAGTTCAGTAGGTTACGCAACTGTGTGGATAGATGGAGCAAATACTACAGATGCCAAGATTTACCAAGTTATTGGACAAGCTACTGCAGCTGGTGGCACAGGTCAAGAAGGTTTTACATATATGGGGCGCAGCACAGAAGCAGCAACAGTAAGTTCTATAGTAGTTTCAGCTACTTCAAATTTTGATGCTGGCACAATGTATATCTTTGCAAAGGCGGTATAATAATGAAAATAATTGAGCGCATACACAATGTTGCAACAGGTGAAATAACAGATGTTGAAAGAGATTTAACGCCAGAGGAATTAAAGCATTTAGATCAATTGAATAAAGAAAAAGCCGCCAAAGCAGCAGAGCAAGCGGCCAAAGAAGAGCAACGCGCTGCACTATTAGATCGTTTAGGCATTACTGAAGAAGAAGCGAAGTTGCTGCTTGGCTAGGTTATGCGCTGCAGGAATTCAGCTTCGGGAGCAATTAGATGACGATTATCCTGATCGCGATAGGAAGTCTGACGGCTGGATTGCTGATGCTCGGCACCTTGCTAAAGGCAGTTCTGACCATATACCAGTCAATGGAATCGTTAGAGCTTTAGATATTGATGCTGATTTATCAGCTCACAAAGAAGAAGCCTATGCAGTAGTTGAGAAGATTCGTAAGTTAGCCAAGAAGGGCGATAAGCGAATCAAATACATCATCTACGATGGCAAGATTATGAGCCCAATACTGGGCTGGAAGCGCAGAGCCTACAAAGGGGCAAATCCTCACCGCTCGCATTTCCATATTTCATTTACGACTTTGGGAGACAAAGATGGCAGTTATTTCAACCTCGAAGGAGAAGCTAATGAGCGACCTAAAGAAGATGGCAGAGAGCTGGGCAAAGACATTCCTAGCAACGGCACTAGCAACCTATCTAGCAGTCGGCCTAGATGTAAATGCGATTGCAAATGCGGCGCTAGTTTCAGTCTTGCCTAGCATCATCAACTGGCTAAATCCTAACTACGAGAGATACGGCAGAATCAAGTAATGGCTGCTACTGAGCTTGCAACCCTTGTTGCCTCAGTATTGGGATCTATTGCTCTACTGATTGCTGGCCTTCGCTACATAATAAAATTGGAGAACATTCCAATAGTGTCGCGCCTTGATAAAATGGAATCTCAGTTAGAATTGGCCCTAGCGAAAGGGGTCAGAAATGGCAACGCGAAAGCGCGTAAGTAAGAAGCCAGTTAAGCGTCTTAAGAGACGCAGGACTACTAAAGAGACCCCATTAACAAAGCTTGATTTCTGGGCTATTGCTGCCAATGAAGTTTATAAAGCTTGTCGCAGGGCTGGGATGGATGAAGGAACTGCCTTGGCTTTTGCTATGGATCGTAGTTCTTATCCTGATTGGATAGTGCCACTCGATGACCCAATGAGAAAAATTGGTTGGGAAGATGGCGAGGAACATAACTAATTTACTTCCGAGAGGTCGAACTATTCGAGGCTCTTAAGTCGCTTTATCCAGACTTAACGCCACTATCAGCGACCGACCGAGCGGACGGCATAACCCACAATTCCTATATCGAGCTTAAGTGCCGTAGGACCCACTATGAGACTTTAATGATTGAGAAGAAGAAGTGGGATTATCTGGCCGATATAAGGGCTAGGACGGGCGCTAAGACCCTTTATATTAACTCGACACCTAAAGGGATATACCAGTTCGATTTAGGGGCTATAAACGAGCCTGAATGGGCTTTAAAGCGGTTGCCTATAACTACCGACTTTGCGAATAAAGCTACTAATGAAAGACTTGCTGGCTTCCTAGATATACGACTCGCCGAGCTCTTACTTGTCTAAATAGATTTAAGCAAATACATTTGTCCCGTAAATCCATTTAGGGATTACAGAACGGGAGCAAAATGGTAAATAAAGTAGCTCTTATTCGATTTGATTCTCAAGCAGGGGCTTGGACCGATGAGACAAATTGGGTTAAGGGATCAATAATCAGACGATTCGCTAAAGAGCGAATGGGTAAGAAGCAGCTAAGAGGCCGTCTATCAAAGGCTGAAATATCTGCATATTGGTTAGATAAATATGGGGTGAGCGCAGATGTTGCCTAATTTATCTGATGAAGCAGTTGCAGCAATAATTATTGGCGTTCCATTTATCGGCCTTTATATCTGGAGTTTATTCACTTCAGCCAAAGCCAAAGCTTTTAATGAAGGCTATAAGAGAGGCAGGGCAAGTGTCCGATACACAGAAGTCATTAAGTGAATGGCTTGAAGAAGCTGGAAACACACTATTCGACAGGGGTATCGAGTATGGCGACCCGAGGCACAATTTACTACGCATTTTCAAAATCAGTAAAGCACTCGGTATTCAGCTCAGAGACCCATCTGAATTGGCAATTATTGCTATTGCGACCAAACTCTCAAGAATGGTGGAAAGTCCAGAGCGCGAAGATTCGTATCTCGATCTCATTGGATATGCCGCTATCTTGGGTCGATTACGATTTTCGACACCAGAAGATTGGGACGACATTGAGTCTGACTCGTAATCACAATTCCAACCAATATTGCGATTTATGCAAATATCGCTGGGGACAAAATAAGAACGGCTGGGACTTAAGAGCTATGACTCCAGCAGTTTGGAAAGTCCAAAGCGAGACACCACTACGCAAAGCGCAGGTCAGGTTCTATTGCCAGCCTTGCGCCGATGATGTTCAGAACTGGCCAGATGGCACATTTTATTCATTAAAAGAACAATTACAGGATGCGATTAATGATTTCGCAGGGAGAGAGAAGTTAGATGTCGAATTACCTTGATGATTATGTATCAGTTCAAGACCGATTAAAGGAGTTTATAAATGCTTACCCCGACTACAGAATTAAAACTCATATATTGGCAGAGTCGCTTGTCGCTAATTGCGATGTTTATATTATTAAAACTGAGTTATATCGGACTGAAGCTGACGCACACCCTTGGACGACAGGTTTATCCTCTGAGTCTAAGTCAAAGCAATACGCTCTCGAGCTTGCAGAGACTGGATCTCTGGGACGAGCACTTAACCTCGCTGGCTACTTTGCGAAGGTCAATCAGGGGCCAAAGAAGCCAATTGAAACGACTAAGCCAGCGCTTGCGGAATTCATAAAAGAGCAAAGGCCTAATGATCCTGAGCCAATTGTCTGGGATGTTGCACAGATAACTAAAGAATTTGGCGCAGAGATAATTGATGAGATACCGCTTTGTTCTGGTGGCGATGGGCCAATGGTGCTAAAGACTGGCACTAAGGAAGGCAAGGAATATAGGGGCTGGGTATGTCCAACACCTAAGTCTGGCCATCCTGCTAAGTGGATGCGTATTGGCTCAGATGGGCATTGGGTCTTTCAGAAATGAGACAAGATGCTCATCCCTTTGTCTGCTCAAATTGCAAGGTAGTTACACCGCATATTGAGCTGAATAAATATGAGACAAGCGAAGTGAAAGATGCGCCAGAGGAAGTGTGGTTGGTTGAATGCCAGCGATGCTTCCTTCAGCGCATCATCTATCCATCAGATCGCGTTGCTAGTAGAGAAGACGATATTGTCCGATGCGACAAATGCGGTGGATGGAAGATGAAGGCGGCTAAATGTCGAATATGCCGATTAGCTGCTGGACTTGAATCAATATCAGAACGCTACTGGACCGGTGGCGAGACCTTGGAAAGGCCATACAATGCCAATCTATGAATATCGATGCGATAAATGCGATAACACTCGAGAGCTAGTTGCATCAATAGTCCAGAAATATGAAGTAACCTGCGATAATTGCAATGTGCCTATGTGGCGCGTCTGGCATCCAACGCCAGCAATATTCAAGGGGGATGGATGGGCAGGGAAGGACAAGTAGGCAAGCCCCACTCTATTAGATATATCCGTCAGCTGATGGAGTGGGGATTTGATAAGGAGTTCATTGCCAAGGATTGCGGTATTAACTTGGCATCACTTGAGACAAGATTAAGACGAGCCAACGAAAGGGAGCGAAGAAATGGGAATCAAGGAACTGAGTCTGGAACTAGCGGCAGTCAGTCTAATAGCTGATGAGGCTAAGAAGGCCAAGGATAGGCTAAGAGCGGCTTTACAGGCCGAGATGGAAGCTATTGGAGCAGATAGGGTCAAGGCTGAGTATGGCGATGATGTTATCGCTTATGTAACTACCAGCAAGCCTAAATTTAAGTGGATAGTTAAGAATGATAAAGAGTTCGTTAAATGGGTGAAAGCCAATATCCCTAGCGAGATAGTTGAGACAGTAAGAGAATCGTCAATTGATGCGATATTGGATAAGTTTAAATATTGTCAATTTGGGAGTTATCCTGATTTAGATGATGTAGTAGTTGATCCAAATGGCGAGGTAGTTAGTTGGTTAGCTGGTGATACTGCTGAGCCTTATCTGGTTACTAAGTTCCATAGTGATGGCAAAAAAACGCTGAAGAACGCGTTTCAATCAGGCCAGTTAGAGTTTAAGAAGATATGGGAATTAGAATGAAAGATGATATATATCCAATCTGGAGAGATGTAGATGATCATATGGATATGCCAGATGGTGTGGATATGAAACACCGCTCTGAACAGGACTTATGTTAAATCGACTTGACTTAGGTGCTACACTCTCGCCAAAGTGCGGGCGCGCAGCTGGCCCTCTAACGGAGGTTGAGGGAGGCCATTGCCTTCGCCTGATAGCTACGGCAGTTATAGCTGCTTTACTTTCAATATTCAATCCAAAGCCAGCAAATGCAGATATGAATCTAAAGCTTTATGCTTACAATAAAATGGATTGGTCAGAATTCCAGTGTTATAACTGGTTGATTATTAAAGAGAGTAGTTGGAATCCAAAAGCTCGTAATGGATCACACTATGGCCTTGGTCAGATGCGTTCTACTTGGTATAGAGACCTTAGCCCTAAGAAGCAAATAGATGTGCATATTAAATATATAAGACATAGATACGCTGATGCTTGCAATGCACTTCATCACTTAGAGACTAAGGGCTGGCATTGAATCGCCCTACCTGCCGCTGTGGCAATTTACTGGTTCTATATCGTAAGCCCAATGGCTTAACTTATTGGAGTAAAAGATGCCAAACCTGCATCCGCGCCAGAGCTAGACATAAAAGCAATAAAGGCAAAATCTATCAAGATTATAAAGAGAACATATGTGCCTTATGCGGATTCATACCTGAGCATAAATCCCAATTGGATGTAGATCACATTAATGGGGATGGCACAGACCATAGCCCAGAAAACCTACAGACTCTATGCGCTAATTGCCATAGATTAAAAACATATAAACAGCGTAGTCTGTATAAACAGCAAATAAAAGACTATTATGAAATGCAAATGGTGTTATTCGATGAGTAAGCGCTATAACACTAGCTACTGGCAGAGAGTCCGTAAGCAATGCCTAGAACGCGACTACTATACCTGCCATTACTGCGGTCAAGAAGCTACTACAGCTGACCACATAATCCCTATTAGCAAGGGTGGCACAGACCAGCTAGAGAACCTCCTTGCTGCCTGCATCAAATGCAACAGCGGTAAGCGCGATCGTATGACCCCTACCTTTTTTGAGCGCACCAGCGGACCCACGACCCCCATTGGGAAGATTTTCCCTGAAAATGGCTCGGCTAGGCATTACCAAGAATGAAAGAACTCGCTCTGGCGGAATTGGGTGAGATTGTCCGAGTTCGGGACGAATCGGCTTACCGAGGTGTGGTAGAACCGCGTATTCACACTAAACTCAATGATTTACCTTCTTACGGCGAGCAAATGATTAAATTTTGCGAGGAAATCGGCTTTGAATTGATGCCTTGGCAGCAATGGCTGGCTCATCACTCACTTAAATATAAACCTGACGGCAGGTGGGCGCATCCTGTGGTAACCCTTCTCTGCGCGAGACAACAAGGAAAGAGCACCTTTATGGCGCTCCAAATACTATTTAGGATCTATGTATTGAAGGAGAAATTGCAAGTCCATACTGCCCATAAGCTAACTACTTCAGCTGAATTATTTTATAAAATCTATGGAATCATTGAACAGAATCCTCGACTAGCTGCTGAATTTACTAAGAAGCTAGAAAGCAAGGGATTCCAGGAGCTTCAATTTACTGAAGGCCGCCGATATATCGTCAGGGCCAATAACTCGGCTGGTAGAGGCATTGCAGCCCCAGAAACGATACACCTAGATGAAGCCCGAGAGTATAAAGACGAGGATGTCTGGTCTGCTTTGCGATATACCCAAATGGCTTCAGCCAATCCTCAAATCTGGGTTTATTCAAATGCTGGGGACCAACATTCAATCGTTCTAAATAAACTTAGAGAACGCGCTATGGCTGCTATCTATGGATCTAATGATGATATTGGTTGGTTCGAATGGTCAGCGCCTCAAGGTATTAAATTTGATAATTCACCAGCTTTCTGGCTAGGTGTCTGTCAAGCTAATCCATCACTTGGTCTCACAGTCCATCCAGATAATATCCGAGCCGTATTGTCAGACCCCGAGGATATTGTGCGCACAGAAGTCTTATGTCAATGGGTCGATACCATCAATCCAGTTATCAATCCGAGCCAATGGGAAAGTTGCAAAGTTGAGGGCTTGCGACTCAACCCTGAGGCTGATACTTGGTTGGCTATTGATCTCAGCCCTAGTAGAAAAGAAGCTGCGTTAGTTGCAAGCCAAAGACTTGAGGGCGATAAGTTCCAAGTCATATTGCTGCAGACTTGGCATAACCCTGCCAATCTGGATGATAAAGCAATGGCTAATGATGTAGCCGAATGGGTGCGAAAGTATCCAGTCCAAGTAGTTGCTTACTCGGCCAGAACTGCGTCAGCAGTAGCGGCTAGGTTAGCTCCTGCTGGTATTAGGGTTGAGCCAATAGATGGACTCGACTACGCCCAAAGCTGCGATGAATTACTGGGAGCAATTTCATCTCAGCGCTTGGCTCACTCTGGGCAAGAAGAGCTGACCAAGCAATGCCTATCCGCCGTCAAACTCCCTTTCGGTGATGGCGGATGGGTAATGGGTCGCAAAGTAAGTAATACGACTATTTGCGGAGCGATTGCTTCAGCCTTAGCGACACACTATGCAACGATGGCTGAAAGTGGCGTAGATATTCAAATAGTGTAAGTCGGCTCGCTTACAATGTAAGCAATGGGTGCTATAAGAGATTTCCTATTTCCACAGGTTGAAGCAACTAAGCCAACTAAGGTTTCAGATGTTGCAGCTGCGCTAACTCCCGTCCAGATTAGCGATTCAGTTTATAATATTCTCGGCGGGGCAACTAATACCACTCGCCAATTAGCAATGAGCGTTCCATCCGTTGCAAGAGCTCGCAATATCATCTGCGGAACTATTGGCTCATTACCTCTCACAACTTTCAATCGCATAACTGGACAATATGTAGATCCGCATCGCGTTATTAATCAGCCAGACCCAAGAGTTGCTGGCTTTGTAATCTATAATTGGCTTGCCGAAGATATTTGGCTTTATGGTGCTGGTTATGGTCAAGTTCTTGAAATGTATTCATCAACAGATGGCGGCAGAGTAAGAGCCTGGACTCGCGTCAGCCCAGACCGCGTTACAGTAGATACAGATTTCTTAAATACTGAAATTACTGGATATAAAGTCGATGGTAAATCAGTTCCACTTCAAGGCGTTGGTTCATTGATTAGATTTGATGGTCCAGATGAGGGATTGCTACACCGCGCTGGAAAGACTATTGCAGCAGCGGTATATCTTGAAAACGCAGCAGTAAATTATGCTAAAGAACCTGCTCCAACTATGGTTCTTAAATCGAATGGCACTAATCTAACTGCCGAAAGAATTTCAGCTTTATTAAGCGCTTGGAAAACTGCGCGTCAATCTCGCTCTACTGCATTTCTCAATGCCGATGTAGATTTGAAAGAATTTGGCTTTGATCCAAAATCAATGCAATTAGCCGAGGCGCGTCAATATGTAGCACTAGAATTAGCTCGGGCCTGTGGAATACCTGCCTACTTCTTGAGCGCCGAAACGACTTCGATGACTTACTCAAACGCTGTGTCCGAGCGGCGCTCATTAGTAGATTTCTCACTTCGCCCAATACTTAAGGCAATTGAGGAACGCTTATCATTACCAGACTTCGTTCCTAATCCAGTAATGACGCGCTTTGCACTTGATGACTTCCTACGCGGTAACGCGCTAGAGAGAGCGCAAGTCTATGAAATCCTAAACCGCATTGGCGCGATGAGCGTTGAGCAGATTCAGCGAGAAGAGGACCTAATACCAAATGAAGGTTAATATGCCAATGGCGGTAACTGCCGCCGACACAATTAAGAGAACCATTACTGGGACTATTGTTACTTGGAATGAGCAAGGCAATACTTCAGTAGGCCCAACAGTATTCGCAGCAGATAGCATCGAGATTAAGCCAGTTAAGTTGCTGCTTGAGCACGACCGCACTCGCCCAATTGGCAAAATGGTTTCTCACAATATAACTGCTAATGGAATTGAAGCTACTTTTAAGATTGCCAATACTATGGCTGGAGAAGATGCTTTAGTTGAAGCAACTGAAGGCTTGCGCGATGGATTTAGCGTAGGCGCGCAAATAAATGAATGGACAAATAATAAGGGCGTAATGCAGATTACTTCAGCAACCCTAGATGAAGTTTCTCTAGTTACTGATCCTGCAATTGATTCTGCTCGCGTAAGCGAAGTAGCAGCATCAGAGAATGAAGCACCGAAAGAAGATTCTGATTTGGCAACCGCTGATTCAGACAAACCAACCGAAGGAGACCAAGTGTC